GCAAAAGGTGGTGAAGAAGATAACGTAGTATTACTTACTGATCTTACACACAATACAAAAAAATCATACAATAAAAACCAAGATGATGAAACAAGATTATTTTATGTGGGTGCAACTAGAACTAAAGAACATTTACATATCATAAGACCAAAAGATGAAAACAAATGTTATCCAATGCAGGAGGTACTATGACAAATAAAGATATGTTTAAATCAACAACGTATAATTCTTTAGAAGACCAGGTAGGCGGGAAGCACTATCGATCGATGAAAATTCAACCCGCAGAATTTATTAATGAGAATAAATTATTATTTGCAGAAGGCAATGCTATAAAATATATTTGCAGGCATCAATCTAAAGGAAAAGAACAAGATATACAAAAAGCAATACATTATCTAGAGATGATATTAGAAAGGGACTATTCATAATGCAAAAACCAATATTTAAACCGCAAACAGAATGGTTGCCACCTACAGAGTTTCCAGATTTATCGGACAGAGATGAAATAGCAATTGATTTAGAAACAAAAGATCCAGACCTTATGAAAATGGGATCAGGATCTATTATTAAAAATGGAGAAGTTGTGGGTATCGCTGTAGCTGTAGAGGGTTGGTCAGGATACTATCCAATAGCACATGAAGGTGGTGGTAATATGGACTTTAGAATGGTTCTAAACTGGATTACAGATATTTTAAAAACACCAGCCACAAAAATATTTCACAATGCAATGTATGACGTATGTTGGTTAAGATCTATGGGTTTAACTATTAATGGTAAGATAGTTGATACGATGATAGCCGCAGGATTATGTGACGAAAATCAAATGCGTTATGATTTAAATACTTGTTCTAAAAAATATACAGGATCTACTAAAGATGAAGCAGCTTTGTATGCAGCAGCAAAAGAATGGGGTGTAGATGCAAAAGGTGAAATGTATAAATTACCTGCTATGTACGTAGGTCAGTATGCAGAAAAAGATGCATCTATAACATTAGAGTTATGGCAAATATTAAAAAGAGAAATAGATCAACAAGATATAAATTCTATTTTTGAATTAGAGACTGAATTATTTCCTTGCCTCGTTGATATGCGATTCTTAGGCGTTCGAGTAGATATCCAAGCAGCGACTGAATTAAAAAACAAACTATTAACAGAAGAAAAAGCATGCTTACAAATAGTAAAAAAAGAAACAGGAGTAGATACTCAAATATGGGCTGCACGTTCAATTGCGAAAGTCTTTGAAAAACTTCACCTCCCATTTGACCGAACCGAAAAAACAAATTCTCCATCATTTACTAAAAATTTTTTACAGAACCATCCACATCCGATAGTTCAAAAAATTGCACGGGCTAGAGAAATAAACAAAGCACATACAACATTTATTGATACCATAATCAAACATGAACATAAAGGTCGAATACATGCTGAAATAAATCAACTTCGTGGTGATAACGGTGGAACTGTGACTGGTAGATTCTCATACTCGAATCCTAATCTACAACAGATACCAGCACGTAACAAAGAACTTGGACCACTGATCAGGTCATTATTTATACCTGAGAACGGCCATACATGGGGTGTATTTGACTATTCTCAACAAGAGCCTAGGTTGGTAGTGCATTATGCTTCTTTGCAAAATTTATACGGTGTAGAAGACGTATTAGATGCATATAACGAAGGTGAAGCAGATTTTCATGATATTGTGGCTGATATGGCTGATATTCCTAGATCACAAGCTAAAACAATTAATCTTGGTTTGTTTTATGGTATGGGTAAAAATAAGCTACAAGCAGAGCTAGGTGTAGATAAAGAAACATCTGATGGTTTATTTAAACAGTATCATGAAAGAGTTCCATTTGTAAAACAACTTATGGATAATGTAATGCAGAGAGCACAGAGCAGAGGTCAAATAAGAACTTTACTTGGAAGATTATGTAGGTTTCATTTATGGGAACCAAACATGTTTGGTATGCACAAAGCATTACCACATGATGCAGCACTCATGGAACATGGACCAGGGATCAGAAGAGCTTTTACATACAAAGCTTTAAATAGATTAATACAAGGATCTGCAGCGGACATGACAAAAAAAGCTATGGTAGATTTATACAAAGAGGGTATTACACCACATATACAAGTGCATGATGAACTTGATATATCAGTTGAATCTGCAGAACATGCTGATAAAATAAAAAATATTATGGAAGGGGCAGTTACTCTTGAGGTGCCTAATAAAGTAGACTATGAATCAGGTGCTAATTGGGGTAACATTAAATGATAAATTATGGCTTACTTAAATGCAAATATTCCTGTAGAATATGCACAAATAAGAAGGGAGTTTTTATATGATCTTAAAAAACATCATGGCGAAGTTGAAGACTGTATCATCTTCGGCGTTACAGCGATTACGGGTAAAGCACTCTTATTCCATGCCATCATGGAAAACGGTGCTATCTTTTATCGTTTACCCATATCGGCTTTTATTCAACGTGGTTTTCAACCGAAAGCTGTTCCATCCAAGAGACTTGATGAACTTCAATTGTGGAATAGTTTTTCTTATTACCCTGCTGTTACTACTTGGGATATTTTAGAATCACAATCAGGTAAGTATATAGGTAAGGATAAAAAGTGGCACTACGGTAGATATTTATTTACTGTTGACTTTGCACACCCAGACCCTAATATACTCGACACTGATCATTCAGAAATTCCGCACGAACATAAGTGCGCTCACGTATTAGCATTAAATGATGGCAACTACGCAGCACAACCTAACAACAGATTAATTTGGGACATACCATCTTTTACGGTAAAAGATCAAACACCTGATTGGAAGGTACAAACAAGTTATTGGAATGTAGAAGACACACAACAGTGGCGAACAGAAGACACTGATAACTTCTTCTACGAGATAGAGGAAAAGAAAAAATGAATTTAGCTGATTTATTAAAAAAAAATATAGTCATGGTGCCAGTAGTAGCTTCCGTTTTAGTAGGAACATTTACTGGTGTTAAATATGTTGTAAATTTAACAGATACGATTAATGCTAATAAAGCAGAAATAGAAAAAATTCAAACAGTTGATCTTGTAAATATACAAAGAGATATGAAAGTATTAGCTGATGGTGTTAATACAGTTATTGCAAAATTAGAAAGAGCCGAAGGCACATGGGAAATGGCAGAAAATTTATACGAAGTCTTAGCTGATAAAGTTAGACAAATGGAATACGACATAAAAGATTTAAATAGAGAAATAAATTATTAGGATGAACTATGGAGATTGCCAGGATGAATTACAAGTTTACAGCAATACTTATAGCCTTACTATGTTTTATGGCTTTATTTATGGAGCCAGCGTATCCTAGAAACGAATATCTTAACGATGGTAATACTAGATGTGGAGAGGTAGATGTATCTGTATCTAACCGTGATTACGAATATGATAATTATGATCGTAGTTGGAATGAAAGTAATTCTCAAGAATTAAGACTAACATTTAGAAAATATCTTGGCACAGATTGTAAAACATCAAAAGAAAATGCAGCTATTAAACAACAATTAGAACTTATGAAAATGTGTAATAAAGTAAATAGAAACCCAAGTCTTGCACAAAATAAAAACTTTGCATTACTAGTATCAAAGTGTCGAGGTGTTGTCCCACAAGTAGATGAAGTAGAAACAATGCCTACAGGCAGTCTTTGGGATGAATTAAAAGATGATTATATTAAAACTAATCCAGATTCCAAAACTTTAGACAACAATCCTACGTTGAAAATGCCACCAAAAAATTATATACTTCCAATACCAAAACCTAAAGATGACTAAGAAACCATTAAATATATCTGAAGAAGCTGCTGTGCAAATGCCTATGAAGACGGTTGCCAGTTTGATTGCGCTCGTTGCAATTGGAACCTGGGCTTATTTTGGACTGCATGAAACATTAAATAACCACGCTACAAAAATAGAGTTGATGCAAAAAGACTTAGAGCAGAACTCAGAGTTTAGAATTAAATATCCACGTGGAGAACTTGGCCAGTCAAGTGGAGAAGCGGAGCTTTTTATGTTAGTAGAACACTTAGCAGGTGTTTTAGAGGATGTAGATAAAGAAGTAAAAAGCATGAGAAACAATGCGGTTAATATAGAATTTTTAAAAGAAAGAACAAAAAAACTTACAGAAGATGTAGAATCATTAATTAGAAAAAATGGAGCACACTAATGGTAGAGTTAGTTTTTGCATTATTACTTATACAAGACCATAAAATTATAGAGCATCGTTACCACGAGTCATTATCTCAATGTATGAAGGCCAAACGCTATGCTATGAAGGACAAAAGCAGCAAAGATAGAGTGATATATAAATGCATAAAGTCTAAAGCAAATGTAGAAATATATATGGGTGAAAAGAAAATTACTTCATTAATATTAGACTAATGAAGAAAACAAATAAAAAGCGTAACCCAATAGCAAAGCAACTTAGACATTTTAAAAGAAAAGTGATAAAGAATAAAAGGATATATGACAGAAAAAAAATTTCAAATAACAGCAGAGATAGTTAACGGTATCTGCCCTACATGTGAGGAATACACACCATTGGTGGGAATAACTAAACAATTTTTTAGATGTTTAACATGTGGTTCAGACCTAGAACAAAAGGTAAATGGAGTCATAAGCTATATACCTCATCTACATAAATATACTTTACAATCAGAGGTTGATAAATATTTCGATGGCCAAGAAAGCTAAAAGTTTATACACAAAAGTAGCACATGAGCCTATATTTCATAAAACAAGCATAGGTAGAAATCCTAGCTTACAAAAAATGAACAAAAACCGTCGACGTAGTTTCAAAAAATATCGTGGACAAGGCCGTTGACAAGTATCCTATATTATAGTAAATTATCCCTGTAATTTAAATCACCCTATATGGAAGCATTTAAATTACATTTTATATAAATAACATAAAGGAAACTATATGAAAGCTAAAAAGAAAAGTGCCAATGGCACAGTTAAGATGACTGACTTTGTAGAAAAAGTCAGTGAAGTGAAAGAAACAAAACAATATGATTTGTTTTGTTTTGTAAAAGGTAATCGAGGCATTAACCAATCACACGTTAATAAATTGATTGCTAAAATAAAAAGAAAGAATCTAAGGGAAATACCAATCTACGTTGGACCTATGAATAAAGACGGAAAGTATCCGATCCTCGATGGTCAACACAGATATGAAGCGTATAAAACTTTAGATCTACCAATAAGATTCATAATCGTGGATTACATGACTATTAATGATGTACCAGGTATGAACTCTACAAAACTAAGTTGGGGTAATAAAGATTATCTTCAACGATATGTAGATAAAGGTTTATCATCATATATTTATTACAAAAAGTTTATGGAAACATATACTTTAGATAATAAATTTTCTGTTGTGACCACCATATTAAATGGTGTTTACAAAAGAGAAAGAGGTTTAGAGGTAGACTTTGTTGATGGTAAATTTGATATATCAGATACAGCTAAACAAAACGCTGAAAAAATTGGTGTTTTTTTAGGTAACGTGTTTGACATATTAGGAAAAGAAGTGAAGAATAGTTTCTTCATGTTCGCACTACTGCACGCAATATCTCACAGAAATTTCAATAAAGAACATTTCGTGGGCAAGCTAAAGAAAAGATCAAAGATGTTTTCTGGTTGTGTTAACACCTTACAGTGGTACGATGTAATCAAAAAAGTGTATAAACTACGAAACCAAAAGTATAAGGTCGAGTTTACACCTATAAAAGAAGACTAACATTGTGGGGCCTTCGGGCCCCATATAAAACTATACAGGAGAAAAAATGGACGACAAAATAGAAAAGATAGCCATACTAGCAAAGCTTTGTGTAATATGTGATATGCAAGTAAAATTACATGAAGATAAAAAGAAACTCGAAGAAGAGTTAGAACAAATAGAGAAAGATGAAAGAAAAGATAATCACCATTAAACCTAAAGGTATCTCTCAAAAACAATGGTCAAATCTTTTATTAGAACTAAATCTAATGAAAAGAGCTTGGAAACCTTATGGTGTTGATATGCAAATATCAGCACCAGGTTTAAAAAATATTTTGAAATGGGGCACACGATCTTATGATAAACCAAAAGAAACTAGATGAACTAGCTAACCTTTGGAACAAAACAAAAGATTCAAAATATAAAAATTTATGGTATCAATTAGTAGAGGAGACATATGGATCTAATCATACTGAACGACGGACTTTACCAACTTATTCCAGTAACGAAAGAAATATTAGAGGGCATAGAGTTATTCACTGAAATAAATTGTTTTGATCTTTGTGATATTTTAAGACTTAAACTTACAGGTTATGTTGATACTTTAAACCTACATATCATGAATGATGGTAATGGTAGTATGATAGGTTGTATGTGTAGATGACACACCTACGCTAAAGAGGGATAAAAATAAGCGTAGGTAATGGTGAGAAGATTCTTTGCCATATCATAATTTAGCCATATTGTCAAATCGTCTCGATAGGTGTGCAAGTAAACTTAATATACATACCATATTTATTTATATCCTCACGGCCTATTTCTTCTAATTTTCTTTGTGCTTCTTCATACCCAAAATATAGACAATCATATTTAGTATTAAATGCTTCAGGCCATTGAAATGGAGGCATACACTCACCCGCTACACTGGAACAAATTATTAAACTCATTAATATTTTCATTGACAATCCTATACTATCATCTATATATGGGTTATTAATATGAAAGGAAACACGCATGACCGACATGAGTAAATACAAAAATGTTTCACTAACAAAAGAAACATATAGGATATTAGAATCGTTATCAAAGGTATTATTGCCCGATGCTAAATTGTCTGTAGCAAAAACCATTGAATCACTGGCAAATGAAAAAGCGAGAAAGTTAAATGGCAAAGTTAAAAAAAACTAGAGTAAGAATTACTATCTGTGACACTTGTCATGGAAACGGTTATATTAGAGTTGCAACAGGTAATACTGCATTAGATTTTAGAGATAATAGTCAAGTGCATCAGTGTTGGGATTGTGACTCAGAGGGAGAGTTTTATGAAGAAATTGTTGATGATCTTATCGATGATGGTCCTTCTAACAAATTGCACTAAGTTAGAATTTGATGGGTTTGACCCCACAACTTCAACAGTAAAATGGATTTTACAAAATGGTTCCAGAAACTGATAGAGCATATATTGCAGGGCTTTTTGATGGCGAGGGTTCAATACATTTTAAACGTGGTATAGAAAAAAAGAAAAAACATAAAGGCAAACCTGGCCACAGGATGTCTAACTCTATGCGCATTAGTATGGAAATAACTATGACTGACCATTCCGTATTAATATGGCTACACGAAGTATTGGGTGTTGGCACTCTAAACAAAAAACCACGTAAAGGTAAACGAAAAGATGGAACAGGATACTTGATGCAATACCGATGGCGTTGTACATTTAGAGATGCATATTATGTCTGTTGTTTAATATGGCCTTGGGCTCACACAAAGTTACCAAAGATTACACAGGTCATGGAACATTATGGAGAACATAAAATTATGAATGGTAAAGTAATAAACTTAGATGATTATAGAAAAACTATGAGTTTAGAATGATTCTAAAGTTTTATCTGTGGATTATGGGTTGGTCTGGAAAATTAAGTGCATGGGCATGGCGTAAACATGTAAAAATATTAAGGAGTGATAAATGGAAAAAGAACAAATAAAAATACAAGTT